CCACCACCTGTGATATAAACACGTAGATGTTCATCTCCGGATTTCATTCCAGATACTTTGTCTGCTGCGTGTGAGGTTATTTGCATATTTATTTGCGGTGAAGTGTGTACATTGCTATAAAAGTATGATATAATAAGAGAGTATCTCTGCGGAGGGACAGTATCTAATGGGTGGTGGCGTTACCTTTCATAGTTCTCATCCTTTCAGCTATCATATCATTATCGGTCTGTATCTCATCTAAGATGATCTTCATATAATGTGCCTTAACATCACTGTTTACCTCTGAAATAATCATCACATTAAAGTCATCCAGGATATGTAATTTCTGATCTGCGAATGGTAACCAAGGAGTCATAACATAATGGTTATCCTCTTCAACTATTACCTTCATTGGTTCTTCGATACCAATATGTGCACCAGCTGATTCATCATCTAAATCATGTGTGTATGCAACTATAGTCTCACCCGATATTAATTTGTATAATTTAACTGGGATATCTTGTAGTTTTTCTGGGAAGTCTTTGTCCATGTATGTATTTATAATAATTTCACCTCGTGGATCTTAAATTTAAACCTTTCTTTAGAATATATTTTAACTCTCTCTGCACTATGATTTAAGGTATAATTCTTATTAGCTTTCCAATGTAGGTCATCAGCTATATCATATATTGTGGTATCTAAAGTACTCTTTCTTAATCCCCTACCAATTGATTGCAATACCCTTATCTGACTCTTACTAGGTGAAGCAAATATAATATTATGTAGGTTAACTATATTTATACCTGTAGAGAATGTACCATAACTACATACTAATATAGCATTAGACTCTGACTCAGTTATAGCTCTTATCTCTTCACGTGTGTCCGCAGGTGTCTTACCACTGACATAAAATACTTTTCTCTTATCATCACTTGCCTCATCTATTAATCTAAACAAAGGTTCACCATGCTTTTCCACATACTGAAACAATACTAATGTATTACCTTTTAGATCTATGGCTAAATTCTTTATAAAATTATTCCGCCGCGATGATGTAACAATCCAATCTACCTCATCCTGATACTTCATCTTACTTACTTCTTTACAATGTTCTTCTTTATGTTTAAGTAATAGTATATCAATTGATATGTTTGCAAGATCTCCACGATCAATGAGTTCTTTTGAGGTTGTGATATTAATATGTGGTCCAAACAAACCTTCGAGGACAAGCTTATGTGTTTGTGTACCATCTAATGTACCTGTTAAACCATACCTATAATTTGCATTCGAACACTTCGTCAATATACTTGTTAATGACTTGGCTTTAAATCCATGAGCCTCATCACCTATAACCATACCGAATTGCTGGAAATATCCTTTTTGCATTTTGTATATAGACTGCCATGTAGACACATAGATCTTTTTTGTTTCATGACCTTTATCTAAACCTGCCATAATCTCATGACAACCATACATACCATTCACATCAAAGTTAGGATCATTCTCTGAGTACTTCGCAAAGTCACCAACCATTTGTTTAACAAGTGATGTGGTAGGTACAATAAGTAATACCTTGTCGGCAATCATATCATAGCTAGAGTCTAAAAAATGTCTCATGAGTAGATATATAATATATGATTTACCTGAGGCTGTAGGACTTACCATCAATGCTCTTTTATTTTCTGCTGCATGTTTTACCGCAGCTAACTGATAATCTCTTGGAGGGAATGGTAATACAAACTCATCTATAAAACTCATATCTACATTTGAGTGTGCACCAGGAAGGTAAGCCTCAGACTTAAATATGTCATGAGGTAGAATTTCTATTTGTATATTTCGCTCTGCACAGAATGCACAGACATGTTTGTATAGACCACTATACATAGATTGGTCACGTAGGTTGAGTAGTCTTAGTTTGCCATCCCATAGTTTGTTACGGAATTGTGGCATGAACTTATAGCCAGGGACAAAGAATGTAAAGTACTCTGCTAGTTCGTGTATGATTCCTTTATCATCACAATCAACATACATGTAAGCAGCATCTTTAGTCTGTACCGTTAACTTTTCCATTCGCCTCTTTAGCTAAGTACTGTGCATACTGCATTACATTCATACCATCTTTATATTTAATTTCAGGTAGACACTTGCTTAAAACTAATGTAGTCTCCTCGATTAGCTTCTCAAACTTTTGCTTCTCAGCACAAGGTACGCGTAATGAATTATTAATATTAGTATAGTTAATCAATAATAATTCTAAGGTTGCCTTACTAAACTCCTGCTTCAAATGATCTCCATTTTATAATGTTGCCGATGTTCTGATGTCTCCATCGTATAGTACCCATGATTTCTTCTAGGGTTTCTATTAGAACCTTATCATATTCTAACATAGCTTGAGCTTTCTGTATATCAAGATCAGCATCGTAATAATAGTTCATATCACCCTTGAGTGGCTTATTGAGTCCACCAAAAGGATCGTATTCCCATGCGAATGCATCGATTGCTTCCTTGGATAATTTACCATTATAATATAACCACTTGTCTTTAAGCAGTGTCTTATAATCTAAATCTTTTTTCTTTCTTCTGATTTTAGCAATAGTAATTAGTTCTAAGTACTTGCTATGTATGCGTGACATCCTTACAGTAGTGTCATCTAATTTTAAATCATCTATTATGGAATCTTCCTTCCACATCTTCAATACTTCTTCAATATTCATGTTGTTCCAGTTATAACTTTATTAGTTATATTATATCATAGTTTAACTCATTTGTACACAGTGTTACTTATAAGAATTGGTAATAGGAGTATGAGAAAGATACAACAGCTGTAAGATATTCTACGTCCGTTGTTGTGATATCAAATGGCAGAGATGATAGATTTGTCGGGTAAGCATCCACAAATTTGATTTGTTTTGTTACATTATTGGCAGAGTTCATAACAGTGAGTGTTAAGTCTCTTACATGATTAGTTGATGTATGATTTGTTTCTACGTTGGATTTCATCCAATCAAAGATCTCTTTATAATTAAATAGATCTTCATCAATAAGGTATGATATTTCAAATGCACCAAATTCTATCTTATCTCCAGCTCTTCCTACATTAATTTGTTTAAAATTTAATGGTGCATCTGTCACAGTTACATCTGGAAGGAACATTGTTTGAATTGTAAAGGTTGTACCCGAGTACGTCTGAGAGTCTAGGGTCATTACAAATGATGATGGATTTAAATAATTTGGCATATGATATATTTATACGTAAAAAAACCCCCAATGAAGGGGGTTTTAGTTGTATATTTAGAAAATTATAGGTTAATAACCTTACGTTTTCTGTAGTATACGTTGTTGTTATTTCCTGCAGTGACAAAAGGATTGTCAGCAATACCGTAACGAGTTTTGAATCCGATCCTTGGTTGGAAATCATTCTCACCAATTGTCTTCATCATGCTTAATGGAACGTATGGGCAATAGAACATACCAGCGTCGTAAGGATTAGTACCCTTATAACCAACGTTGAAGTAATCTACACCAGCATATGGATCAACATATACCTTGATGTTACCGTTTAAAGTACCAGCAAGTAATGAACCAGTTACATCTGAGTCCATTTGTTGAGCACCTAATGCACCCATTCCAGTATCCATAACGCCAGCAGCATTTAATGCAGCAGCAACGTTGTTAGATACAATTACCCAGTTACCTTTGCCACGTCTTGTGTCAACAGCAATTTGGTTAGCTTCATGCTCAATTGCTTGAACTAGAGCTTTGTAACGCTCAATTGACCATCTAGCACCACCGTTATCAGTAGCATGTGATGCGTTGAATGTTCCAGCAGCGTTAGCAGCTTTAACAGAAACTTTTGCACCAATGTTTACTAAGCGGATGATTTCACGATTCATTTCAGCAAGAATCTCAGTTGACAAAATGTTTGCCAATTCAGTTTCTGCAGAAAGTCCGTGGATAGCTTTAAGGTCTTGTGCTAATTCAGTAGTGTATTCAGCTTTAAGAGCACGAGACTTTGCAGTCACAGTAGTCTTTTCAATTGAAAACGCCATCTGAGGGATAGCAGGTGAACTTGGAGTACCTT